GCCGGAGGAGATTCAGCTTGGGCTTGATAATCCTGGGGACCCGAGGTTTTATCAGGGGATCATGAGTCAGGCACCATCGAGCATGACTGATCCTGGGATGATGGGGATGATGCAGTCTCCGATGCAGCAGAGTTCATCACAGCGGCAGAGCAGTCCGTTTGGCGGCAACTTTGCGAGTTACTTAACTGGGAGCATGGGTGGTTTTGGCGGCGGCGGCGGCATGAGTGGCTACGGCGGCATGGGCACTGGGATGAGTGCGGGGGGTGGCATTATGTCGATGGCTAATCCGATGCAACGGCAGATGTCGATGATGCCTCAACAGATGATGCAGCAGGGCGGCTATGCTCCTCGTCCGCAGCAGCAGTTTTTAACCCGAAATGGGGAGAGTGCTGGTTACGGTGGTCAGTCGGGTTCTCAGAACAATCAGCAGAGTTTTTATGGCCAGCAGCAGTTCAACAGTCCGTTTGGCGGGGCGTCACGCGGCTATTACGCTTGATCTAGCTTAGTGGTTTGAGATGTGTTACACGGGGTTAAACCCACGGAAGGGAACGAACAATGTATAAGTACAACATGGGCGGCACTGTTCCGCGTGAGACTACGATTGGCGGCCAGCGTCACAACTTAGCGTACATCAATCCTTTCGAGGAGGACTTGTTGAACACTCAGTACCGAGGCGGTGAGGGCCAAGCTATGGCCCCGTTTGCCGGTCCTGGGGGCGTTCCAGCTTATCCTCCTAGTGGTTTTAATTGGAGTGGCAAAAGCGTTATTACTAGCAGCAATCCAAATTCAACAGCCACCAAAAGCAATCCAACAGCCACCAAAAGCAGTGGTTTTGGTGGCGGCAGTACTTACAACCCTGACAACTATTCGGGCTCTTCTGGAAAGACTTCTGTATCTGGAGGTCGTGGCAATATTGTGGAAAAACCAGGGGCGCGGAATACGGCTTATAAAAATCTGATGGCTACCTCTAACAACGACGACGACCGTGGCCCTGTTTTTACAACACCAGCGGCAACCTCTGCTGGAGGCAGCGCAACCTCGACCGCGGATAAGATTGCAGCCGCAAAAATACTTAGAGAGGCGAAGAAGATCACGCCCCTAGAGTCACTCGCGAACTTCTTTACCCAAGGCAGCGGCCCGGATAACGAAGGCTCTGACTTCATGAAATATAATGAGGCTGGTGAGCTTGTATATGAGATAGGCCACCCAACAGGAAAAGCAGGCGAGCTTGTTGACCCCAACAAAACAAACTCATTTGGGTTTAAGGTTGGCATGGCCAACTCCAACGCCAATGACGCCGAACCTGGAAGATTTAACCAAGGCATAGGCTCTGGGATCAAGACGGACTTGGACATGGCGTTTGCCGCGGGCTTCGGAACCCCCGAGCAACAAGAAATGAATTTGAGACTAGCGGGCTACAGCAAGGAAGATGCCGCTGCGTTTGCCGCGAGAACGAAAGACACGATGGCTCGAAACGCAGCTAACCCTATGCAGATGGGCGACGGAGACGGAGATTCGCAAGCGGGCGTCGGAGTAGGGGGCATTGACCCTTTCGCGTTTACTGGCGGCGGCACCCCTGGAAAAGCGGCTGCCGATCCTTGCCCCGAGGGGTTCATAATGGATCCTGCGACCAACGCCTGTGTGCCTATGGACGATACAAACAGCGGCTACCTTGGATTACCGAGTTACGTTACGCCGAACCCCAGCGTTCCACTTACGGACTTTTCTCAGCCCGCGGTCCTTGGACAGCCTAACTTACAGCCATACGCTCCGATTAGTTCTGGGACCGGCGGCAATTTCATCCAAGGCTCCAATCGGAATAACTTCAACCGAGGCGGCCCTGTTGGTGGGATCATGGATCTTCTAAGGTAGTGAACTTACAAGCTCTACCAGAGGAAGCCTTAAAAGAAATACTAGCCTTAACTGAGGCTCGAAAGAACATGGACTTGCGTGAGAAGGCTCACGACAACTTCATGCCGTTTGTTCATCATGTGTATGACAACTTCATCGAGGGCCAGCACCACCGTGTGATTGCTGAAAAACTTGAGGCCGTGGCCCGCGGAGAGCTCAAGCGTTTAATTATCAACATGCCTCCTCGGCATTCTAAGTCTGAGTTTGCAAGTTACTTGATGCCTGCTTGGTTTCTGGGCAGGAACCCAAAGCTAAAAATCATCCAAGCTACACACAATACGGAGCTTGCGGTACGGTTTGGACGCAAAGTGAGGGACTTAATTGATGACCCTGAGTACAAAACTATCTTCCCTGAGACAAACCTTAAAGATGACAACAAGGGCGCGGGTAAATGGGGCACTGACAAGGGCGCGGAATACTTTGCGGCGGGTGTTGGGGCTGCGATTACGGGCCGTGGTGCGGACTTGCTGGTCATTGACGACCCTCATTCGGAACAAGATGCGTTAAGCGAGACTGCATTCGACCACGCATACGAGTGGTACACCTCTGGGCCCCGTCAGCGTCTCCAACCTGGCGGCTCGATCATCATTGTTATGACAAGGTGGGGAAAAAAAGACTTGACAGGGCGATTATTGGCCCAGCAGGGCAGTGATGTCATGTCTGACAAGTGGGATGTGGTGGAATTTCCTGCAATTTTGCCCAGTGACAAGCCACTTTGGCCGGAGTTCTGGGATAAAGACGCATTATTGTCGATCAAGGCGTCTTTGCCTGCTAGTAAGTGGAACGCGCAGTGGCAACAGCAGCCCACGGCCTCCGAATCAGCGATAATCAAGCGCGAATGGTGGCAAACGTGGGACCGTCCTACGATTCCGCCGTTGAAGTACATACTTCAGGCGTATGACACGGCGTTTTCCAAGAAGCAGACGGCTGACTACTCTGCAATCACGACTTGGGGGGTGTTTCAGCCTGAAGAAGGGGGCGCGGACCACGTTATTTTGATGGATGCGCGCCGTGGCAGGTGGAATTTCCCTGAATTAAAGGAGGTTGCCTTTGAGGAGTACGAGTATTGGGAGCCGGATATGGTGTTGGTGGAGGCGAAAGCGACGGGTACACCGCTCATTGACGAGTTAAGGTTGCGCGGGATACCAGCATTGGGCTTCTCACCGGGCAAAGGAAGTGATAAGGTAACGAGGATGCACATGGTTGCGCCGTTGTTCGAAGCGGGTATGGTATGGGCACCGGAAGACAAGAAGTTCGCTGATGACGTGATTGAGGAAGTAGTTTCGTTTCCTAATGGTGACAACGATGACTTCTGTGATAGTATGACGTTGGCACTTATGCGTTTTCGTAGGGGTGGTTTTATCTCTCTGGCTGGAGAGGACGACCAGGAAGACGAATGGAGGCCCCGTAAACGGGAGTATTACTAATGGCATTACCACCTAACATGGTCGCACCGGGGCTTGACCTGGATGACACAGCGGGTCTTCCCGACGTAGAAGTTGCAATTGATGCACCGATGGAGTTTCCAGGCGGGGCTGAAGTTATAGAGGATGGCATGGGAGGCGCGACTGTCCAGCCCATGAACTTTCAAGAAGAGATGATGGCTCAAGAGGAGTTGATTCCGTTTGACGCTAACCTAGCAGAGTTCATGGATGAGGGCGATTTAGGCGCGTTATCCAGCGAATTACGGGGTTTATACGAGGATGACCTAGAATCACGGTCAGAGTGGGAAGAGGCGTATGTCAAGGGGCTTGACCTGCTTGGCATTAAGATGGACGAGCGGTCTACTCCGTTTGAGGGCGCGTCTGGTCTTACTCACCCGTTGGTTGCGGAAAGTGTCACACAGTTTCAGGCTCAAGCGTACAAAGAGCTACTGCCCTCGGGCGGCCCAGTTAAGACTGGCGTGTTGGGGGCTAAGACTCCCGAGCGTGAGGCGCAGGCTACTCGCGTAAAAGACTTTATGAACTACCAGATCACGGAAGTTATGGAAGAGTATGATCCAGATATGGACCAGCTTCTGTATTATCTCCCGTTAAGTGGATCGACATTCAAGAAAGTTTACTTCGACGCTACTCGGCAGCGGGCTGTTGCTAAGTTTATTCCTGCGCAGGATTTGGTTGTACCTTATTCCGCGTCTGATCTGACCACGGCCAATCGAGTTACGCATGTTCTGCGTATGGATGAGAACGAAGTTCGTAAGTTGCAGGTCTCGGGCATGTACCGTGACGTTGACTTACAGACCTCGGACAATCTTGAAGAGAACCCTGTTCGCCAGAAGGTAAACGAGCTTGAGGGCTTATCTAAGAACTATAGCGAAGATGTGCTGACGATCCTTGAGATCCACGCTGATCTGGACATTGAAGGCTTTGAGGACATCAACCAAGAGACTGGTGAGCCAACTGGCATTCGTCTTCCGTACATTGTTACGCTTGACGAAAGCTCTGGGCAGATCCTTTCTATCCGTCGCAACTACGCAATGGACGATATGCTACGCCGCAAGCGGCCTTACTTTGTGCATTACAAGTTTACCCCTGGATTGGGATTCTATGGCTTCGGAATGATCCATATGATTGGTGGCCTCGGTAGAGCCGCTACAAGCCTCCTACGACAGCTTATAGACGCTGGAACCCTAGCTAACCTCCCCGCAGGCTTTAAGGCCCGTGGAGTGCGTGTACGGAACTCTGACGAGCCGTTGCAGCCAGGAGAGTGGAGAGACATCGACGCGCCAGGAGGGAGCATCAGAGACGCTATTGTACCTCTGCCCTACAAAGAGCCATCAGCTACACTGGCTCAGATGCTTGGCGGTTTGGTTAACGATGGGCGTAGGTTCATCTCTCTGGCCGATCAATCTGTGTCTGATATGGGTAAAGACACCCCAGTAGGAACTACGGTTGCTATGTTGGAGCGCGGCATGAAGGTCATGTCAGCAATCCATAAACGGTTGCACTACGCTCAGAAGACAGAGTTTCGTTTGCTGGCGCGTATCTTCGCTGAAAATCTACCTCCGATGTACCCTTACGAAGTAACAGGTGCACCGCAGGAGGTTAAGGTCGAGGACTTTGACGCCCGGATCGACGTCCTCCCAGTCTCAGATCCGAACATCTTTTCGATGGCTCAGAGGGTTACTTTGGCCCAGACTCAGCTACAACTGGCTCAGTCGAACCCAGAGATGCACAACCTTCACGCCGCTTATCGTCGGATGTATCAAGCGTTAGAGGTGCAAAACATAGACGAGGTTCTACCACCGCCTCCACCACCACCGCAGCCTACTCCTCAAGATCCGGCCATGGAGAATGGTGGGATGCTTATGGGTCAGCCCCAGCAGGCGTTTCCAGAGCAGGACCACGAAGCTCACATTGAGGCTCACATGTCTCTTCTTTCACTGCCTATGGTACAGGAAGCTCCGCCGGTTATGGCGGGACTACACAGCCACATCTTGCAACATATCGGTATGGCGGCCCGTGAGCGGGTGGACAGAGAGATGAAGTCCTTGGCGGAAGAAAGCACGATGCAACAGGTTGATCAGATGAAGGTCTCCATGGAAGAGCAAGGCCAGCAGTTACAGCTTATGGTGCAGACTGGAGCTATTGATTCGGCCACGGCACAGCAGATGGCCCAGCAGCAGCAACAGCAGATGCAACAACAGATGCAGCCTCCTGAACAGTTTGCTCCAGAGCAAGTTGAGTCTCGGGTTGCGCAGGTTGAGGTTGAGTTGATTAAAGCTCTTATGCCTATGATGACTGCGGGTACTGAGGAGGAGGATCCATTGGTTGGTATTCGCATGCAGGAACTTTCTATCAAGGAGATGGAAGCCCAGCATAAGTTAGCGATTGATCAAGCTAAGTTGGAACTTGACGGGATGAAGATCGAACAGCGGGCCGTGACAGACGCTGCTCGATTGGAGCTTCAAGAGCAGGTTGCCGATGATCGTAGCGATGTTAACCGAGAACGTATCGATGTTCAGCGCCAAGCGATGGAGCAAAGAAATGCCAATCAAACCGGGGAATAGCAAAAGGTTTTCTGGAGAGTTCTGAAGGCGTTAAAAAATGATTGAAGTATTGGCCCTTGCTGGCGCGGTTACTAAAATAGCAGGCGGTATAAGCGCCGCCATAAAAGCTGGAAAAGATATCAACGGCGTTATGCCTGCATTCGGGCAACTGGCAAAGGTTGAGAGCGAGATACATCTAGCTGAAAGCGGACGTCACAAAGGCCCACTAGGACGCCTTACTTCCTCTGAAGAAGAAGGGTATGCCATCGCTTCAGCTAAGATGGCGCATAAGAAAGCCTTAGAAGAATTACGGTCGATGTGCAGACTTCATGCAGAACCTGGCACTTGGGACATGGTTGTCTATGAAACCGCACAGGCGCGGAAGAGACACAAACTTGCGCTAGAAGAAGAGGCTGAGAAACGTGACAAGGTATTCTGGCTTGTATCGGTGGTCTTTATTGGTCTGTTACTGGCGGTTGGGACAGGTGGTTTGATCTGGGGGGCTGCCATATTGGCAAACAGCCAGCGGTGAATAAATGGGTTATCCTAGACAAAAACGGAAAAGTTGTCATAATCACCAGAAATAAAAGTATTGCGCTGGGCTACGCAAAATGGAGAGCCGAAAATGACAGAGTTCGATAAAGCAGACTTGGATTCCAACGG